GAAAGCCAACGTGTCCTAGATCGCTAGACGACGGCGCTTCAACAAGTGGTGCCCCGTGCGAGGTTCGAACTCGCGTCCTCCCGGCTGAGAACCGGGCGTCCTTGACCGCTAGACCAACGGGGCGGTAAACTGGCGGACACGACGGATTATGATACCGCGACCTCCCGCGTGACAGGCGGGTGCTCTTCCTCTGAGCTACGTGTCCTTGATAATTGATGGAGCGGACGGACGGGCTTGAACCGACGGCCTTCTGGGTGGAAACCAGACGCTCTACCAACTGAGCTACATCCGCATCATCAATCATCACTATTAACTTGTAAACGCACGGCACTATTAACTTGTAGTCGGCTTACGCCAGCACCCCGACGAGGCTTGTCGGACTACGATCCCGACACCTGACCCCTTGCCACCATGGAACGGCCGATTCGAACGGCCCTCGGTTTACTGTGCTTACACTTACACCATCCTCTCTTTCACCCGACGCGTTCGGGAGGACGAGGCGCTGGCATAAGCCGACTGTTGTGACTGGAGCGGGCGACGGGAATCGAACCCGTGTCTTCACGTTGGCAACGTGGTGCTCTACCGATTGAGCTACACCTGCATCCTGTCAAAATTTTGGTAGACCGGGTGAGGTTCGAACTCACGACGACGCGGATTAAAAGCCCGCCGCTCTACCCACTGAGCTACCGGTCCACATGAACCGGGAACACGAAAAACGCCCCATCGGGCTTGCCGATAGAGCGTTCCTAAGAAGCTGATCTGTTTTGGAGGATGAGGTGAGGTTTGAACTCACGGCCTTCGGAGTAAGAATCCGACGCTCTACCCACTGAGCTACACATCCGTCAAAACAGATCAGTAGCCGAGGCACGCACTACCGATCTACGAGGTAAAACCTCGTTCATCGCCTTCCCGGCGATCTCGTTTGGTGCGTTCAAAGGTCATAGCGTTTTCCAATTCCTTAAACTATTGTGCGGACCATTCCGCGTCAAGATGAGGGGATGATATGCGATTCGGCTGGTGATGTCAACAACTTTTTTCCATTCACCGCAATTTTTCTTACATCGGGTAACGGCGGCCGGTCCTCAGTGATCGATCGTGCCTCACCGGTGTAAGGCGATCTGAGGCCGCGCCGCCGCCCCTTCTCGACGACAACCCAGCAAAGGGACGGCTCGCGAAGTCCGCTGCTATGCTCGGCTCATCTAGCCCCATCTAAGGGGATTGGTGCTTCGTGGAGGTTTCGAACTTCCGGCCTTCCCCGAGTCAAGGGGACGCTCTACCACTGAGCTAACGAAGCGTTGTTCCATCATTCTTGCGAAGCGTATCCTCGAATCCATCGCGGTAAGCTTCCCATGCCTTGTCCTTATCCACGACAGGTGTGGCAAGCAAGGCTTCTCGTCGCGTTGCAACCTCTTCGTCGAGATCGGCCTGAGCGTCTACCACGCCGCGATCGTAATCTTCCTTGTAGAGCCCATCGTAGCCCCGCGACCAGAACTGTCGGACGCCATGCCACGAGTTATCGGGCTTCGACGGCGGCGTCTCATAGCCGGAGCGGAGGCCGCCACGACGATAGGACAATTTGAGAAGTTGTTGGCCCATGAAAACTCCTTGTATACTGGCTGGGTAGGTAGGGATCGAACCTACGCTCTTTCGAGGTCACCGGTTAACAGCCGGGCACAATTACCACTCTGTCACTACCCAATAGTATACATGAGTTGACCGGTCAAGTCAACGAAACTGGTGGAGAAGGACGGGATCGAACCGACGGCCTCCTGCTTGCAAGGCAGGCGCTCTCCCAACTGAGCTACATCCCCATTGACCAAGGCTGTTCAGGTTGGTCGGAAACTGGTAGTGAGAACTCAACCTACTAAGCTAACTGGGAGTGCGAGTCGTCAACTCATCCGCCAGCGCAGGTTCGGTGCTCTTGTTCTCACTCTTACGAGGAGACTAACCCTCGCGTTTCAGGCATTGTTTCAGCCATCTATCTGGTCCACAGGGTAGGGTTCGAACCTACGCAATGACGCCGATTATCGGTCGGCCGCTCTACCAACTGAGCTACCCGTGGATGTTAACTTTGGTAGGCGATGACGGGATCGAACCGCCGCTGACGGGACGTGTAAGGACCCCGCTCTACCGCTGAGCTAATCGCCTATGAACTTCTTTGTCCCTTCCGAGTTGACGGAAGTCGGGGACGAAACTGGTAGCAGTGGGTGGAGGTGCGCCACCGACCTAAGGGTTATGAGCCCCCGGTCAAACTACTTCACTGCTATGGTCAGGCGAGCAGGATTTGAACCTGCGATCCCCTCCGTCCGAGGGAGGTGAGGACGGCCAAACTCCTCTACCGCCTGATGTAAACTGGTCTGGAGTGGAGGGCTCGAACCTCCGATCCTCCCGGTCCCAAACCGGGCGCTCTACCGACTGAGCTAACCCCAGAAAAGGAAAAGGGCCTGTCACTTTCGTGAAGGCCCTCTCCGGTAACTCGTGCTGTGGTGCGGACCTTAGTCCACATAGCCTTCCACATAAGCACGCGCCACCGCTGGGACCATAATGGCCACCGGTGCGGGGTTATTCATGGCGAATGCGTTGAACATGAAAAACTCTTTAATCCTCTAGTGTGCAGACTATTCCGCGTGTTGAGCCCTGATGATAGCCGAATCAGCGTGGCTTGTCAATAAAAAATTGCATCTAACGCAAAAATAATCCGGAGCCGGTAGGGAGAATCGAACTCAAGGATCGCAAAAACTGGGTGATCAATTCCCAGCCAAGTATCCTTCACGGACGGCCGCCTTGTCTATCAGGGGCGGCTTGGTAGCTCTGCCCTCCCTGATTCGCAAGCCCTAAATCAGGCTGCCTTCTTCTTGTCTGCGAGCGGCGCTTCGAGTTCGACCTTGGCCTTGGCCTCCTCTTCCTTCGAAGCGCGCCAGACGCTCACGCCCGCAGTGGTCTTGCCATCGATCTCGACCTCATCCGAGCGGGCCCAGAACTTGCGGAGTTCCTTTCCGTCACGGCCGTTCCAGCGCTTGCGGTTTGCAGCGAGCACCCGCTGGGGATCGTCGCTGTCCGGGATAAAGAAGCTGGGGCCGATGCGTTCGCCGTTGACATCCTTCGAGTAGTCGAGCTTCGAGAACGGATACTTCTCCGGCTTGGCCGTGCGCCCCGAGAAGGTCGGCGTGACCACAGCCTTCATCACGATCGGCACGTCAGCGGTGCCACCCGAGTCGATCTGTTGGCCCTGCTTGTCCACATACGGGTCGGCACGGCGGGCAGGCGTCTTCTTGGCAGTTCCGGCTTTGCGGGTGTTCTTGTTCTGGGTAGTCATATTTCCTCCTGTGTTGTTGGTGATTCGTTTTCGATGCTGGTTGTTTGGCTCAAACGGAAACCAAAGTCAACTCCTTTTTTCATCAGATGGCGGCAACCAGACTACGCACATCTTCGCTCACGTCAATGTAAGCTTCGGTAGTTTCGAGGTAAGCGTGGCCCAAGCAACGCTGCACATCACGGATCGTGGTGTGCGTGTCCTGACCCACCTGTCGGGCAAGCTTGGTGCCGAAGGTGCGCCGACCGGAGTGACTGCTGACGCCCTTGAAGCCTGCTTCCTTGGAGATCGCCTTGTAGGCCACGCGAAGCGCGTCCACCGAGGCTCGGCGGTGCTGGGCATCGGCCGGGATAGGTTCGTTCCGGGCGAGAATCCAGCGGAAAGGCTGAGATGAGATAGCGACGAACTCGGCACTCGGGTAGGCGTCCATGAAGGATGCGAGAGCATCACGAACCACAGGGTGCATGGGCAACACGCGCTCGCGGTGGTTCTTACCAACGTGCGAGAACACGGTGATAGTGTCGGCGATGTCGCCCTCAATGTCGAGCATGTGGTCGAGATCGATCTTGGCGATCTCTCCGATACGTAGACCGGCCTTGAAGGATAGCGCCAGCATCAGGATGTCGCGCTCGGGCAGCGGCGAGGTGCGGCGAGCCACTTCGCACATCTTGGCTAACTGCTTGTCGTTTAGGGTCTTGGCACGCTTGGTAGCCATGAGTTCACTCCTCGTTGTTGTTTCGGTAACACCGGTATGCATGGTGAACCGATTCGTGTCAACAACTTTGTGAACTCAAGAAGTGAACTCAGTCTGTAATCGAGAACGGAGGAGTAGGCACACCTATGGCGAGGTGTTTCTTGTGCCACTTCACGCGACGTAGAGCAAGGGCGATCGAGTCGCACTTTGGTTGAAATTCTTCTGGAGCGATGAAACCTGTGTCGAGGAGCTTGCGGTTGTAGGCAAGCTGCAACATGAGGTAGTGAATAGCCGCGTCAACCACCATAATGTCGGTTTCTTGAACGAGCATGGTAAGATCAAGCCCTTGACTGAGATCAATCGTCTGCACGTCCATGACGTTGCAGAAGAAGAGCGCCCGATCAGCATTGGAGCATCCATCGATACCGGGTTGGTCATCAAACAGAACTTGGCACGCGATTGCGCGGAACGGGCTTTCAGGCTGATTCACTTTTTATACCTCTGAAACTCAGGACATTGACAGTGCTCGAACTCGGGGTCCGAATTATCGAGCAACATCCCACCCCACGTGGGGCAAAAATGCAGAGACGGGTTCAGGAACTTGCATTCCTCAGGGATCACGCCGCTGCGCTCGATTTCGTTACACGTGAGGGGGTTCATTCCTGCGGGCATTCGTCGCCTCCCCGGCTGCTCCCATGGATGGGACATTCGATGTGGTATCGGATCATGTTACGCCAGCGGTGCTTTTGACGTTTTTCGTCCCAAATTCGGACTTGCACATCAACTCGCTTGTCATCCGGAACCTTACCTTGGCATAGGCACTCGTCATCTTCCCAATCCTCTTGCAGAGGACGCGATGAGACAACCCGCCCGGAAACTTGCTTCATACTACCAGCCATAGGTTGCACTATAGCAATTTTCGCTTGACAATGCAAGCTGATTTACGTAGGCAACGCACGAATCGGAGACAGAAAAGGAGACATCGTGAAGTTCAAGACAGCCGACGCAGAAGCCCAAGCAGAGGGCTTTGGCCACACCCAATCGTTTTCCATTTCAGCTAACGGGAAGGCTTTTCGTGGTCTGATCGACGGCCTGTATTCTCGCAAGATTGAAGCAGCAATCCGGGAATTGGCGACCAACGCATTTGATTCCCACAAGATGGCCGGGTCCATCGCGCCTTTCGACATGCACTTGCCGAATGCGCTTGAGCCCAGCTTCTCGATCCGCGACTACGGCGTCGGCATGAGCCACGACTTCATGATGAGCCGCTTCGCTATTATGTTCGAAAGCACCAAAGACGGCCTCAACGAAGAGGACGCGGGCTGCAACCCGAACGATCAGGTTGGGATGCTAGGTCTCGGCCGAATGAGCTTCTTTGCCTACACTGACTCGTGCGCCATCACGGTCTGGAAGGACGGCCGCGTCAAGCTCTATTCGGTCTATATGGGCCCGAGCGGCGAGCCTCAGATTGCCTACGCGGGCGGTGACGTGAGTCACGAGCCCACTGGCGTCAAGATTGAGTTCCCAGTCAAGAACAAGGACATCGACCAGTTCGAGAAGTCGGCGATCCGCGTGCTTCGTGGCTTTCCATCCATCCCAAATGGCCTACGTCAGCGCGTCATTGACGAGCTTCGCGTCGAGCCACTGGAAGGCGGTTCGGTGTTCAAGGTCTACCCCGAGGAGTATCTGCCGGGCTCTGGTTTCTGGGCCAAGCAAGGCTGCGTTCTCTACCCGATCGATCTACTGGAGATCGATGATCGCGCTACCAAAACCACGAAGCAAAAGTATGATCATACTATCGGCGGATACGTCGATGTCAAGATCGTGGAGCATTCCGAAAAGTTCACAGCCTTCAAAAACATGAAGTCCACCTTCATCATCGACTTTCCGATTGGCTCGCTTGAGTTCGACCTAGGCCGCGAGCGTTTGGCTTACACCGATGACACCGTTGCTGCGCTCAAGTCGCGTTGGCAGGACATGCTGGATGACGTGGGCATCCGACTTGATACCGTTTTCGACGGAGCCAAGAACGATTGGGAATACCTGAGTCTTGCCGGTTTCCCCGCTTTGGAAAGCATGGGCAAGCTTTATCGCCAGACCGCACAATATCAAAAAGCCGATGAGCTTCGAGCCAAGTTCCTCGCGTTTATCGCGCCCACCCGCAAGCAGAGAAGCCCGGCATATCCGATCTTCTCGATCGTCTACCGTAAGGAGGGCAGTGACTACTATTCGCTCGTATACGACCGTGACGATCCTCGCTTGAAAGACTTCACAAGTGGTGTCCCGAAAGACCTCCACAAGTCAGTTTTCATCATCCTCGACAGGACTGGTCAGAACAACACTCGTATCGGGCATTACCTGACAAAGAACGATCTCGTTTACGGGTTCACGATCCAAGAAGCCGACTTCGACAAGAAGCTGCACAAGGCTCTGGGGACGCCTCCCATCATCAAAGCAAGCGATCTCGAACTGCCTCCCAAGCCCGAGATGCCACGTGATTCGAATGGTATCGAATACGCCTACGGTGGTTTCGATCGGATGAAAGTGTTCGAAGGAGGCCACCTCGTGGCTGCTCTGGATGAATCGGATTACGAGGGGCACTTGTTCGCTTACGTAAACTGCGGTGAGTGCTGGAACCCGGACCCGGACAAGTATCCTGACCGGACACTTGCTGAGGTTAACACCCTCAACAAGGTCCTGAAAGAGTTTGGAGGGCCTACGATTTCGGTGATCAATATCCGGAAAAATGAGTTCGAAAAGCTGGACCGTTGGTCTGACTTTCCGCTCTATTATGGCGTGGAAGATACGATCGATGGGCTCTTGACTTTCCGCGACATTCGAGATATGGTGAACATCCTCAATCACGAACGCTTCTACAATTCGCGCTACTACTGGGCCCTCCAACGGTGGAAAAGCGCCGGTATGGAGAAGACGGGGGAGCTTTACGAACTTGGCCGTTTCGAGAAACGCTATGACCAGATTCTGCGTGAGCGTCGTTCCAACCTCGACACTTACCTGCATATCTACCCGCCCTTGACGGAGATCGTCATCACGCGGGCACTCGCCTATGGCCTCGAAGTCCTCCCTGAGCAAATCCGCTACAAGAATTTCTACCCTTACCCGTTGATGTCACCGCGCTGGGAACGTTTTATCCACCTCATAAACAAAGTCAATATTGTCGGCTCAGGGCCCCCGGAAAGCAAACTGGTATACACCGCAATTAAGGAGCAAATCGGATGCTGAGTTTCACAATCAACCGTTCGTGCATCACTATCCTCTACAAGGCAGATGTTTTCTCGATCGACGAAAGCCATATCAACTACGGCACGATCCGGGACGAACTCAAGAAGCCGGTATCCGAGCGTGATGTTCAGAAGATCGTCGAATGGGCATCGGTCAAGCGCGCCGTCGAGATCATGTCCGAAGGACGCGTCACCGTCACGAACAGCGAAGTGTGCTTCGACGGACAGCCGGTCCACAACTATATGGCGAAGCGCATGATGGACCTGCTCCTCGACGGCTTCGACCTGACGCCGTGGGCCCGATTCATGAACAATGTCTACGAGAATCCGGCGAAGTATGCTCACGATGAGCTTTACGAATGGATGGAAAAGGCGGAAATGCCGCTGACCGACGATGGTCACTTCCTCGCGTTCAAGAAGGTGCGTGAAGACTTCACGGACTGCCACACCGGTAAGTTCGACCACTCCCCCGGCACCATCATCGAGATGCCCCGCGAGCAATGCGATCCCATCCGGACGAACCACTGCTCGACTGGCTTCCATTTCTGCTCGGTCGGCTACCTGTCGCAGTTCAGCGGACAGCGCGTAGTGATTGTGAAGATCAATCCGCGTGATGTTACCTCGATCCCGAACGACTACGGCTACACCAAGGGACGCTGCTGCCACTACGAGGTCGTCGCTGAACTGGCGTCGGAGAGCGCTGCGAGGGACAAGGTGTGGAAGAAGGGCGTCGTCAATCTCGAAGACCCGGCCGAGTTCCCGAAGGAGGTGCTTGCTCAGGTCAAGTTCCCTGCGGCGGCCGGTGAACCTGAGACGCTTTCCGACATCGTAGCCGAGGCGCTGGACAACGGCAGCAATGGCGAAGCGGATGTGACTTCGACGGAAGAACTCCCGGAAGCGAACGATCTTCTGTTCAAGACGAGCGATGGTCGGGTCTTCTCCCCCGAACAGGTGACCGCCGCTCTGGAAGAAGCGTCTGCGATCCGTGCCGCCGCTCGTGAACTCAACATCGGCGAATCAACTCTGAGGGGGTGGAAGAAGAAGCTGGAAGGCTGACCTCTCTCATTTAGAGAACCAATGGAACTTGACCTCTACTATAAAGACGGACGGTTCCTCGCTGATGCCGCCGAAGAACACTGGGGCGATCTGAGAGGAGCTGGCTTTGTCTTTGACCGGATCAACCGTGTCTACCAGACTTCGGACTGGAAGAACGCTGAGCCCTTTGTTGAATATGCTGCTGATGATGAGACCTACGATTATCTCAAGGGTCTCATCGACGAGCGTGACGAAGCGATGGAGGCGTCCTACTCGATGTATGTGGACGCCGAGATCGCGGTTCCGGACATCTACAATCACAAGGGCGAAAAGCTCGATTATTTACCTTACCAAAAGGCTGGCATCCTTTACGCGGCCGAGCGACGAGACACATTGATCGGCGATCCGCCCGGCCTAGGGAAGACGATTCAAGCAATAGGACTGATTAATCACCTAGACCTTCGATGTGGCATCATCGTGTGCCCAGCTACCTTAAAGCTTAACTGGCTCAAGGAAATGGCGAAGTGGTTGTTCGATAAGGGCCTAACCGTGGGCGTCGCCTATGGCGGCGAAATCCCAGAGACCGATTTCGTGATCATTAACTATGACATCCTTAATCGCAACAAGGATGCACTGTGGGCGGAACATTGGGACATCCTGATCTGCGACGAAGCCCAGTATCTTTCCAATGGGGAATCGAAGCGAACACAGGCGATCTTTGGCACCTACAAATGGGACTACAAGTCTGAAAAATTTGAGCGCATGAAGCAACGAATGCGCTGCAACCACGTTGACAAATCCATACGGATGGCCTGTCTACGCGCCGAGTATCGCCTGATGCTGACCGGCACGCCGATGATGAAGCAGCCGAAGGATATGTGGACGATAATCCGCGACTTCGACCCTCGCGGGCTTGGCAATAACTGGGAGCACTTTGCCTTCACTTATTGCGATGCCACCATGACCGCGTTCGGGATGGACGCATCAGGCGGCTCGAACCTAGAAGAGTTGAACGAATACCTTCGACGAACCTTCATGATCCGGCGCTTGAAAAAGCACGTGCTTTCAGACCTACCGGCCAAGACGCGCGAAGTCGTGGTCTTCCCGCCCGAAGGGATGAAGCGGATCATCAAGACTGAGCGTGACAAGTTCACTAAAGCGCTGGCTATGCTCGATGCTGCCAACCTAGGAGAGGAATACAAGCCCGAGGTGGCGCTGGAAGAGCAAGACCCGGCATTTATACTCGATACAATGACACGGTTCCTTCCACAAGGATTCGATTCGCCCGAGATCGACCAGCTTGATCCGGGCGAGGTTCAGCCCGGTTTTGCTGCCTATTCCGAAGCGCGTCACGATCTGGCGCTGTCCAAGGTCCCGATGGCGGTGGAGCACATCAAGCGCCTTGTGGACGCTGGAGAGAAGGTCATCGTCTTTGCAATCCACAAGGATGTGGTTGCCAAGGTCCATGAGGCTTTTCCCACGGCCGCCCGGATCATTGGCGGTCTAGGGGCCAAGAAAGTGGAGGCCGAAAAGCTTCGGTTTCAAGGCGATAACGACAACGGCATCGAGCCCGATCCGGAATGTCGGGTCATCATCTGTAACCTCAAGGCGGGTGGTGTCGGCCACACCCTGACCGAAGCCACCGTCGTTTGCTTCCTAGAAATGTGGTCGGTGCCCGGCGACATGGAACAATGCGAGGACCGCGCCCACCGCATCGGTCTCGAACACAATGTGCTGGTGCAATATCTCGTGGTCGATGGCACCATCGACGCCCTGACAATTCAAGACCTCGTAACCCGCATTGCAATGGTGCAAGAGGGCGTAGATGGTAAACGTGCTGCTGCTTAGGAGTTTGCTATGCGTTTTGGTAAGAAAAATCTGTTCTCATTTCTTGATTGGCGGAAGGATGGTGGTGACAAAAGCACTGTCACAGGCTTTTTCTTCATCGCAATCAAGCCACTCTTTTCAATTGTTCTTCTTCGCTTCGACGGAGAGAGCCGAGAGGCATTTCACACGCACGCCTTTAACTGCATTTCATGGTTGGTGAAGGGTGAGCTTCATGAGGAGATGCGTGACGGCCGGACTTACAAGATCAAGCAATCGCTCTTTCCATTCCTAACGACCCGTAAGGATTTCCACAAAGTGTCTTCGGTGACTCCAGTTTCGTGGGTCTTCTCGATCCGAGGACCTTGGGCCAGTAAGTGGATGGAGCATCTACCGAACGAGGATCGTGACCGGACACTCACCCATGGTCGTATCGAAGTCGCCTAGCGTCAGCGTCCTTATGGAGAATCCGACGGGCATTGACGAAGCAATCGCTCTGATGATCGGAGGCTTTCTGATCACCGTTATACTCGTAGCGTTCACTTACTACGAGATGGACAACAAGATTTACCAAGGTGTTTCACGCGGCATCAAAAATGCATTCCGCTTCTTAGCTCGTCGCAAAGGGTAATTTTTGCTTGACAATCACCGCAATTTTTACTAGAACATTACCACCTTAACCAAGGAACCTCCTATGAATATGCCCCTGACGATGCCGCAAGCGCGCCGCACCGCGCCTGAGTGGCAAGCCAAGATCACTCGCAACAGGGCGATCGCAAACGCAACCGGTATCAATGGAGCGATCCAAATCTACAAGGGGCGTTATTTCTGGCCTCTGGTTCCATGCCATCCCGGTAACGACATTGACATCGAGACGATCGCACACGCCACTGCGACCTTACCACGTTGGGGCGGGCAGTCGGCAGACGAGAACGGTGACCCAATTCAGCTTTCGATCGCTCAGCATCAGGTCCATGTGTCCGAGATCGCCGAGCGCTCCTACACTGAAATCGTGCCCAAGTGGGACTGGACGGGCTCCGCCTCTCCGGCTCTCTATGGGCTCGTCCACGACGCCGCTGAGGGCTACGGGTTTGCGGATGTCTGTCGCCCGGTCAAGAAGCAGCTTGTAGGCTACTCCGAGGCCGAGAAAGCGCTGCTTGATGAAATCTGTCGAGTGCTCAAGGTCCCGCGAGATATGGCGATCGAAGAATGTGTTCGTCGCATCGATAACATGATGGTGTTCCTCGAACGCGACGAAATCATGGGTCCGCCTGTGATTCCCTATCCCAACGAAAACGATCACCAGCGCATCAACATCCGAGACGTGATTCCGGATTTCCGTGTGTGGTCGGCTGCCGAAGCAAAAGAGCGTTACATCGCTCGTTACGAGGGGCTTGCCGCGTGAACGAACCGACCCTTGCAGAAATCCGCGCCCGTCAGGACAAGTGGGATCGCTTTTATTTGGGAATGGCCGAGTATGTCTCGTCAGCCTCCAAGGACCCATCAACCAAGACCGGCGCTGTGATTGTGCGGCCTGACCTGACCGTTGCCAGCATGGGCTTCAATGGCTTTGCTCGCAACATGAACGATGCACCCGAACTTTACGCGAACCGCGATGAGAAATACTCGCGGATCATTCACGCTGAGATCAACGCAATCGTGAACTCCCATGGACCAGTGGATGGATGCACCATGTATGTCACCCTCGCTCCGTGCGACCGCTGCGCCGTCGTGATCGCCCAATCGGGCATCAAGCGCGTCGTGGCCTACGCCACCCCTCCCGCACTTGCTGAGCGTTGGGAAGGGCTTTTGTCCCGTGCTTCCGGTTACTTCGAAGAAGCTGGCATCGAACTCAAGATTCTGGACCGCTGATATGGAACTCCGAAACGCCGCCCCGCTCACCTTTTCCAAGCTCGATGACATCTGGCGCGAATACGACTACGCCATGCCGAACGGCACGATCGCCACGATCGGCATTGAAGAACCCCGCTTCCTGAACGTCAATCCCGTCCACGGCGCTCACCGCATCGTCGATGCCGAGGGCGTCGTCCACTACATGCCGGGCCACTTCATCGCGCTGCGGTGGTATGTTAAGGAGGGCACGCCGCACTTCCATACGACTGTCCACCAGCCTGATGGCACCGTGCAACAGATCACGTTCGGCGAGGCGTCCGAAGCCGCATGACCGACGCAGCCGAAGACGCGACGCTGGGAATGACAAAGGGCCGCAAGGCCGCTCTCAAGGACGCCGCGATGATCGGGGATTCCGGCTACGACCGGATCGAAGCCGATCACTACAACACCCCTCCTGAAAATCTCGACTGCTTACTCCAGCACGTATCGCTCCACACCAACGTGTGGGAGCCCGCCGTCGGGATCGGGAACCTCGCAACCCGAATGCACGAGATGGGTTACACCGTCTGGTCCAGCGACATCATCAACTACGGCTATGATGAACGCTTTACCCAAAGCGACTTCTTTGCCCAGACTAAGATGCCTGACCCGCTGGTTCACTCGATTGTGTCGAACCCGCCCTACGAGACCGTTAAGCTTAACGATCCGAACTGGGCGCACCTCAAGCCCCTTGCCGAGAAATATGGCATCACAGGCAACTCGGTCAGTCTAGCCGAACTCTTTTGCCGCCACGCGGTCGAACTGACCCGAGCCTGTGAGGGCCAAGTCGCGATGTTCCTGCGAAACGAGTTCGACTGCTCGAAGGGGCGCATGGACCTGTTCTCGAACCGACCATTCTACAAGAAGATCGTTGTGTCCAAGCGCCCGCGCTGGGTCGAAGGATCGACCGGCTCCCCGCGCCACAATTATTCGTGGTTCGTGTGGGACTGGAGTCTTTCTGAAGGAGAAGGTCAGATCGCTTACTCGCACCCAGCACTGGCCAAGCTGGCAACTACCGAGGAATACGAATGAGCACCGACATCTCGATTGACGAAATCCGGGAAGCTATAGCGATCTATGGCGGCATCCGCCCAGCCGGGCGAGAGCTTGGTATGGCAGAATCGTCGATCCGCTACCGGCTTAAGAGCGACCTTGCCGAGACGCTGACCCAAGAATCAGCCGACGATCCCGAGTTCAAGTCATACCGGGCCCCGAAGCCTATCATTTTCGATACGATCTCGACTCACAATCGCTATTTTATCTTCACCGCCGCGCAGGACGGCTCTGAAATCCACGAGGACTTCTGGAACTGCCTCCACGTCTATTCGGAATGGCTAGAGAACTGTGAGATCATCGTCTCGGGCTTCACCTATTCGAAGAAGCTGTTTGAAGAACACGACAAGCGTGCCAAGGGTGTTCACTTCCACCCAGACATCGATCCATTCGTCCTGCACGATCGCATCCGCTGCGGTGATGAAGTCGAGTTCTGCGGCGAGATGAACACGCTGCCGACCGCTGTCACACCGCTGTCCGGCTTCTCGACCTACACTCGTGGG